GTCCTATAACCTGCATAAATGCCAGACTACACGATGGATACAACTTTTCGTTATTAGGTATGGTTACGGTTGGCATTTCAATACTTTTTTAAAATCGACGTTCCTTTTCTTAAATCAACAACCTGAGCGCTGCATTGCAACGGAACTAAGCTTAGCGATGCTACCGTTGCAGGCGTGTATTGCGTAATTAACGACAGCGATGCGCTGGCTATCTTGAGCGATACCGGCGGGCACACATCGTAATTGCACTCTACCGACATGGAAGCGATAACACCTGCCGGCGTTTGTGGTATTACCGACAGCGAGGCGCCTGCTATTTTGAGCGATACCGACGGACATACATCGAAATTACACTCTACCGACATGGAGGCGATAACACCCGCCGGCGTTTGTGGTATTAACGACAGCGAGGCGCCTGCTATCTTGAGCGATACCGGCAAACATGCATCGTAATTGCACTCTACTGACAGCGAGGCGGCTACAAGGTTAAAGCTCATTAGCTGAAGAACCTGTTTATGGTTATTTTAAGCATTACATAATTGGCTCGAACAAAGAATTTTGTACGCGCCTGATTTGTCGTATTGTAGTATTCCGGATGTGCCGAGGTTAAAGGTTTGCCATCGCTTCCGAGGTCTATTGCCCCACTGTTTACGTTACCGGCACGCAGACAGCGCAGTCCTGTTTCGTTCGTACCGCGTACATCGGCAGGTTTTGTAAAGCATTCGGCAGCCATCCACGGATAAGCGGTGTCGTTGGTTTTAAAATCATCGGGCACAACAGCTGTTTCGCACACTTTATAAAGCACGTTTTGCCAGATACTCGGGTGCGGCATGGGATACAAGTAATTAGAGCCAGTACTGGTAGCCAGCGTGGTACTATCGGTAGCCATAAGTACCGTTTTATCGGCATAGGCCGTTCCGTTGTAAACTACCGAACTACCCGTACCAATCCGCACCAAATAGCAAACGCCCGAGGTTAGTGCTACACCAGCGGAGTTGATGGTAAGGCGGTTGGCCTCGCTCATGTCGATGCTATCGGTTTGCCCGGAGACAAAAACACCTGAGCTGGCAGCATCCGGAAACAGCGATAAGTTAAACCCGTTGAATTGCGTGCCCAGAGGTATAAGCATGGGTTTGCTGTATAAAGTTGCTCCGGTAAAATTAGCACCTAAGCTAAGCACGCCATTTACATTATTAATATTATCGGTTGTTTTAATTTCAACCTCATACATTGAAGTAGTAAGGTCGACAGTGTTCTTGAATTCAATTTTGACAGATGGAGGAAACGCACCAATGTGTTTACCCCCATCCATGTAGCAGGCAGGCTGAGCCTCTTTAGTGCCATAGATAAGCGAAAAATCCCAGCTTGTACCGGACTGATCATTGTCGGGACAGTTAAATATTTTATTATCTGTAAATTGGCAATTTGTAAAAGCAATTTTGTATGTGGATGTATAGCAAGTTCCATTGTTTACCCAGTCCATTACAGCCGCATATTTTTGGGCAGCCGTCATGCCGTCGGCATCAACCCGCTCGTCAACTCCTGTGCTGGCATTCTTTTTCCAAAACGTGCAGTTAACCCTGAACAAGCAAGTTGTAAAGACGGCTCCCACCGTATTATTTGTATCTAAATAGATTTTACAATTGTCATAAATGCATTTTGTTCCGCCATTAATATTAGCGGTCCTAGTAGCTTTACTGTAATCAATAAATGAACAATTATATACAATTGAATACTGAAGAGTGCCAACTCCGTAATTTGAATTTAGCGAATAAATTATACCTCGAAACGCGTTTCTGGTTCCTCCTAAAGAATTATTATTAGTACCTAACGCATTTACATAAATGCTATTACTCACAGCATAGTTTGAATTCGAAAATAAATTTGTAAGAATACACCCTGTCTTTTCATTTGCGGCTGTAAAAGTTAAATTCTGTACATAGTATAAGTTTTGCCCGTCAAAGATGAAATCGCCTAATTGATCAGCCATAACATTTTTACTATAACCTGCCATAACAAGCTCGCTAAAATATCCTCTACAAACTATAAAAGGCTTACCATTAGCGTTTGCGTACACAACCGCTTTGTTGAGTGTTTGAAACGGAAAGGCCATAGTCCCGTTACCGCGCACATCATCGCCGGCAAAGGAATCGACAAATATGGTATTAGTTGCAGTATAAGGACTATTTAATTGGAATTTCCACGCCCTAGCGTAAGCTGCTACTGTACTCATAATTAAACAGTTTTAAGGGTTAAGGTTTCGGCGTGTAGTTTCCAAGCCGTTGAGCTATCTTGGTACTGTCGTGTTCCGGTAATGGTGTATTTTTCAGTAAAAACCTGCATAACTGAAGGCCGTCCCCACGGATCGAACTCGGTTTTTCCACCTTCAAAAACATTGGTGTATGGGTTTACCGGAGCACCGTTTGCAATCAGGTTATCAATGAGTTCCTGCGGGGGGTTCATATCGGCTGTGGCGTAGTATTGTTCGCGCAGGTAGTCTTGTACTTCCTGCGGTTGTTCTTCAAAAGTCAGGCTTTCGTCGAACGAAAGGGTATCGGTTAATGCTATCATATTAGTATTTAATAAGTTCCAGATATATATACCACTGCTTGAGCGGCGTTGTTTGCAAATGATATTCGTATGTACAACAGCGCGTTAGCGGCAACGGCAATGCTGTTTGTTCCGTTTGCGGCTGTGGTGTAAGTAATGCCGTCGGTGCTGTATTCCACCAAAGAAACAGCGGCGGGGTAGGTTATTTTTGTAACGGTAAATGCGCGGGGCTGGCTAAGTACCAGCGAGGTAAGGTTGTCGAATATGAGGTTGTATTCGAAGCCTCCTACCGTTGCCAAATACACCCAATAATCGGCAAGGGTTTTGGTTTCGTTGCCTTCAATGGCTTGCCATACTTCGAAGGCGGAAAGGCCATCGGATCCGGTATAACCATCCGCACCTTTATCACCCTTATCGCCTTTGATGGCAGCAAGATAGTCGGCTTCGGTTTTGCCTTCGTTGCCGGGAATAGCTAACCAAACCTGAAAAGCAGAAAGGCCATCGGCTCCGGTATCACCCTTATCGCCAACATCTCCTTTATCACCCTTGTCCCCTTTATCGCCTTTGATGGCAGCAAGAAAATCGGCGAAAGTGGCGGTGTTGTTGCCCGTTTCGAGTTTCCACGATTCGAACGCAGAAATACCGCCGTCTCCTTTATCACCTTTGAGCGACTCAATGAAATCGTCGACCGAAGCCGATGTATTTTCGGTGTCAATTTTCCAAATTTCGAAAGCCGAGAGACCACGATCTCCAATAAGCGAAGCCACAAATTCGGATTCTGTTTTACCCGCATTACCGGGTAAGGTAAGCCAAACCTCGAAAGCACTAGCACCCGAATCGCCCTTATTGCCTTTGAGCGAATCGAAAAAATCGACAAGCGTTTTGCCGGCATTGCCCGCCTGCATGAGCCAAAGTTGGTAAGCCGACAATCCGGGCGTACCGGATTGAGATGAAGAAGCATTTTCGGAATGTAAAACGACTAAAGTCATGTTAAGGATTTGTAAAAGCAATGGTTAAATCAGAATCAACTTTCATGTAACCTGAGATAGCAACGCTCCACTCAGCAGTAGGCTGCGCCTCGCAGGTTGTCCACCCCGTTTTACCCGCGATGGCCATCTTACATTTTAAAGACCGCTTGCCAATGGCAAACTGGGCATAGAAATAAGCTTTGCTCGTTCCCGACGCCCAAATTTTTACCGGAAAATCGGACTTTTTGAGCTTAATAGGCAGTTGTATTGTTTCGCCAGAAGTGAGCGTGCCCCACGCCTTAGCCTTAGACGGATGAGTAAAAGTGTACCACATCGTAAAGTCAAGGGAATCGTAATTGCGACAATCGCCTCTGTCGAGAGAAATTGTATAAAAAGTACCGGAAAGGTTGCAAGACGAATTGAGGTTTGCCAAAGCCTGTCCGTACAAGGTAACATCGTTTTGCGCCTGCGCATCGGCATCGGCCTGCGAAAGCCATGAAGTATATTTTCCAGCCGGTACGGTGTAGACATATACACCTGCAGGCGAATTGCCCAATCCGGGACAATCGTTTTTGTAAAAATTTTGCACGATTGCCTCGCTGTAAAATGGTGTATCTAAGCTACAAGTACCGTGAAGGTTAGCGTATTTATGCGCATTAGCCGCAATATCGGCCAATGCCAAATTATCGGCAGCTTCCTGACTTTCGGTAGACATATATTTACCGGCAGGTACAGTATAAGTAACGGTAGAACCGGTTTTATTTGCGCCACAATCGTTGCGTTGAACGACAACCGCATTTTCGACATTGTAATAATTTGTAACCGGCGGTTTGGGAGGCGAAGGCAATGGTTCGTTTTCGATAGCCATAACGTTGTCAACCTTGCCGGCGCAAAAATCGTTCGGGAAAACATTTCTGGCAATAACAACTTTAACAGGCGCAGCCATATATTTAGATATTTAGATATTTACAACAACCATTTACGAAGATTATACAGCAAGGCCAGTACCGTGAGAAATATAGCGGCCAAGCCGGTAACCATAAGGCACTTTTGCCAGTTTTTTAGCTTATTGACCACAACGGGCACTTTTTCGACTTCGGTTACTTTTATAACAGAATGATATTGAAGGCGTTCTTTTATTTCGTTGAATATTTTAAAAGAATCGACCTTGGCGGATACGCTTAACCGGCCTTGCTTGAGCGAAGTATTGATGTTTACATTCTGTCCCTTTATCTGGTTAAGCTCAGACAAATATGCTTGACCGGTTGAGTCGCAAAGGATAAGCGCCTGAAGGGTTGCCGAATCGGCAGAAACGTTAACAGGTACATAGGTAACATGCTCAACAATACTGTCGTGGGTAACGGTATTGGTAGTAACAACCGGATGAACCGTTTTGCAACTCACTAATGCTGCGCCTATTATGAAAGCGAAACAAACCAAAAAGATTACGATTTTTTTCATTGCTGCTGGGTATTAAATTTTTCGGCCACCGACAAAGAGCTTTGGCCAATGCTAAGACCGGCAAAAACATACATAAGCGGTTCGTTAACAGGCAGTTTAAAAAAGCTGCCTATAAGCATACCGATCAGGACCAGGAAAGAAAGCAGCGAAATGATGCGCTTATGACTTACATCATTTTGACTGCTAATGAGTTGAATGAGTATTTTTTTCATTTTTAAAAATTTAATTTACCGGTATTGAACAATAACGCCTCGCACTGACGGCGCAAAGTGAGACCAGGAAGCACTTTGCCATCGGCCTTGTTCCACATTAAGAAGGCTTTTTCGATATCGGAAACCGAAGCCTTAGCCTTAATACGGCGCAAAAGCGTAGACTTTTCGAAATTAGACAGGCCACAATTGTATATAAATGAAACAATTGCATCGAATTGCGCCTGCGAGAGGGTTAAGCGTAAATCGTTGACCATGCGCTCGAATTTTTTAACATCATCGGCCAAGAAAGCATCGGCCTGAGCAAGCGTAAGCGCTGGATACATGGCGTAAGCCTTTGATTTATCGGCATCGCCGCGTAAAAACTTATGCGAAACGGGATCGATAAGCGCATGCCCCCAACCGACAGTCCAAATACCTGCAGGACACATTTTAGGTTGCAGGCCAATTTTGGTAAGGTCACCATCGTGGAGACCTTCGAAATGTTTTATCAGATCGAGGCCAAGATTTGAAGTAGTCATTTTTTGCGATTTTTGAATTTTGTAACGTATTTGTCTACTGTTGAGAATATTGTACAGAAGCCCACGAGCCCGGTGATGATCCAGACGCCGTCGCGCAGCCAAACCTCGAAGGGCATTAGCTCTTGAACCTGCAGGAGGTGCATTTTGATATCGATGAGACTGCCTGCGGTAGCGCCCGAAGCGGTAGTAACAAGTGATTTAACCGGATTGGCTGTGAGTTCTGATATAAATTCGATAAGCTTTTGCATCGTTAAGCGTTTTTCTTAACGCTAAGATGAAAAGACTTGAGGAGTGAAAAAAGGACAAGAAAAAACACCTTGTCAGGTTACAGCAAGGTGTTTAAGGAGTGTATGATTAAGGACAATATGTAATTAGCGAAGCTTTTCAGATTCAAGTTTACGGTACTCGGATTCGAGCTTTTGAAAAAACGAGGAAAATAATTTATAGGAACAAGCCAAGTTGTATTTTGGCGTTGCGCCTTCTTTCATAATGCCAAGAAAAGCATAATCGAACATTTCCCATAATTGTTCATTAGCCTCATTTGCATCTATTTCGGAATAAAAATCGTGTATTACTTGCTCCATGCCTTCAGGCAGTTGCTTTTCTGTTTTTTGTGCTACATTTGCCATATTCTTAGGTTTTATGCCCCGGTTTAGTGTTGTAGCACTGGCCGGGGCTGTTTGCTTATACTAATCGAATAACGTTTTTGCTTCATCAAATAATGTCTTAGTTCCACTTCTACGCCTTGTCTTTGCATCACGAAGTTTATCGAATGTTTTAATATATCTTTCAAATAGTTCGGGGTTAGCTTTAAAAATCTGATTAGCAAGTAAGTCTTGTTCTCTTTGAATTTTAACGGTTTCGCTAATTGATTCTCTAATTTCGAGTGCTGCGCCCAAAAGAATTTCATCAATGGTTTTGTATACCCATAGTTCAAAAGCTGGATTTAACCAAGCAGCAAATTTTATTGCTAAAACTCGGTGCATCCATGTACCACTTTTTTGTTTTGACGAAACCAAATCTTCCTCTTTTTCTACTCCTAAAAAAGGGGAATTCTCCTTTTTTAAACATTCTAAAATAAAGTTTTGGGTGCTTTCAAGAATCAAAAAATCCTTTGTGTATTTGCCAAAAACTTTAGCCATTTGTGTGGCATTAACCATCACATTTTTGTTTTTAATTAATGGTTCGAAGTCCACTTCTACTCCATTAAATTGCTTTTGTAATATCATATCAATTTATTTCTACATTATATTATAATGCAAATATAATGTAGAAATAAATTACAAAACAAATTATAACGCTATTATTTTTAAATTATATTTGCATTAAAATTAATACATATGGATGAGAAAGAAATATCGGTTACGTTCTTTATTAGTAAGGATATAATGGATGAATTTGAGAAAGCAAAGGAAAAAAAGGCGAAAACGGTTGGTATTAGCCTTACAAAAAAACAGGCTTTGCAATTAGCTATTAAAGAAGCTATTGAGAATTGGTAGCTTCTTTAATAGCTAATTGCAGTTTGAAGAACAAAAAAACGAAATTTTAGGTTCAGTTAAGCTGCAAATTTTAATGCTAAAATACGGTGCATCCAAGTACCAGATTTTTTTTTGATGCCTGATAAGTGAGGAATCCTCACTTATCAGGCATGCTTCAATGAAGTTTGTTGTATTATCAAGTTTGTTAAAATCCTTCATTTCACGTCCAAAAACTTTAGCCATTTGTGTGGCATTTACCATCATATTTTCGTTTGCGCTTGACTGAAAATCGACAGTTTGATCGTTGTAGATAAATTGCATTGAAATGGTACTTCAAAAGCATATGCAGGAAAAGCAAGAAACAAAAAAGCCAAGCTAGGCGAATAGCTTGGCTTTTTTGTTTCAGTTGAAAAATAGCTTTTTTACAACCAGTCGGCTGGATCGACTTTATAGCTAACAGATTCGTTTATAGTAAAGCTCACCAACACGCCCTGCAGGTTATTTAAGAGCTTTCCGGTATTGGAAAACCCGACATCGGCATCGAGCGAGTGAGGGTTAAACCCTTCGCCTTCGCGGCTGTCGTGCCGCATTTTAGCAATGATTTTGCGGGCGATGGTTTCGGCTTTAGCCTTAGCATCGGCAGCATCGGCAGTGCCGGTTGATGCAGCGTTGACCACAACGGCAAACGAATAAAAGCGGCGCGTGGAAGGAGAATCCTGCTCAGGACTGTCGTTAGAGCTAGGATCGTCGATGGCTACAAGCGCCGGGTACTTGGCCGTAGTGTTGTTTGAAAACAAAGCGACCATGTTGGTTATGCTATCGGCCTTAAAAAAAGACGAACGCGTTTTGCTATAAGCAATGTCTTTGAGCTTTATAGCAATATTTTCGAGGTATGAAATGTGGCTGTACATTATTTCTCCATTTTTTCGGCTTGTTCCATAGCATCTTCAATAGAATAGAGCGCATCCCAAAGAAGGCCGTCGCGAACCAGATTCTTTTTGGTCATATCGCCAGAAGCTAACGAGTTGATTAGCCGGCTCATTTCATCATAAACATTTCCTTTAGCACCAGTACCATCGCCCGAAAAAGTACGCGGAAAACGCTCGGTTAAATGCAGTAAAACGCCGGTGTAGAACCAGTAAATAATAAGCTTATCTTCCGGTTTTATGAACCTTACACGCCAGTATCCTTTGTCGGCGATTTTGGAAGAAAGCGGGCAACGATTGTCACCATCGACATTGCCGGGCAAACGGTAAAGGATACTCACCATTTTATGTAATGCCAGCGCATCGTGCTTACGCACATACAAATCGCGGTTGATTTCGATAATAGAAAACTCGCTCATGGTGAGGTTATACAAGGCATCGCCAACACCGTACAAGGAGCGAAACAACACCTTTATTTTAGGTAACGGATTGTTTATTAATCCGTTTGGTGTAATGTAAAGGCGTTGATTTTTAGCATTTTCGTCATCTGCATCGATGTGATTGAATAAGAAGTCGAAAACACTGACAATCTCATTGAATACAAATTTGTCGATATTGAAAACCCGGCGTTTGTGCTTTACCAAGTACGATTCGGTTAAATCGCTCACGGTTACGCGCTTAACCACGCGACAACCGGCGCAAAAAAGCAACATATTGAGCTTAACTTCCTTTTCGGAAGCCCCGCGAATGCACATTTTAGCCAAAAACCGCAATTGCTTGAGCGAGAGTTCAGCCCAAGAACCGGGTAATTGGATTTCGACATCATCAAAAGTTAAAACTCTCATAATTAGCGGATTGTATTAAAGAATTTGGCATCATTAAGCTCATCAAAAGCCGCAGGAGCGACATAGCCAGGGAATTTAGCAGGATTTGCGGCCAAAATAGCCAATAATTGAGCTGTAACACTCTCGATACGAGAGGCATAAGCCGACAGGTTTAAGTCGTCGAGCGCAACGGAATAAGCCACAATGCAACGGGCATAGTAAATAGCAGTTCGGATGCTAACATCCGCAGATGTATCGTAAAGGTTTGTAATAAAGAAGTCTACGAGTTCAGCACCAACCAATTCGGCTAAAACAGTCCGTTCCATTCGCTCGATGGCCGGTTTAAGGTTGTTGAGCGTTAAGGCAGCATTGGAAATAGGCACTAAGCGGATAAATTCGTCGCTGTAATTAAATAAGTGACAAAGCAATACGTTTTGTTGAGTCCACGAAGGGTAATCTACCACACGAATGATTAAAGTCCGAATAAGGCTTTCGGATTCGGCATAAGCGCGGTTGTACAGCGTATTTTTGAGGGCTTTAAGCTTTTCGTCGCTCACGGGCGCAACGGAATCGGTACGCGCAACCGAAATACCCATTCCGGATATCGTAACGGCCAATTCGTCCGCAATTTCGGCAATTTGAAAAGGCCAAAGCGTCCGCAAGACACGGGTGCGAAGGCGCTCCATTGCCGATTCGGTTGTTTCGGATCGAGTTGCGCAATATTCCTCCAATGTATCGAGCAAAGTTTGCCCCAAAATGGGAAGAATGTACTTTTCGATTGTAAAATCGATACCGGTAGAGAATTCGGCCACATTTTCGACATCGGAAGCGACGCGGATAAAAGGGCGCATGTCATCAATTGAAGTAACTAAATTGCTCATAGTTATGATATTACTTTTTTAGAACCAGTACCTTGATCGAGGGTTGTGAGTTCGATATCTGGGATGGTAAAATAGAGATCGTCAGGCCATTTATTGAAGGCTTTTACCACATAAAGCGGTGTCAGCAAGGCGTTGCGCACAGGAGCCATCATAGCTTGTTTGATTATGAAGAGTTCGCGGGCTTCAGTGCCATTGATGGTTTTAGACTTACCAGGAGCGCTACCAATTAGCGAGCTGTGGTTACCAAATGCAAAAGCAATGATGTTACTCACTTCTTCTGAATCTTCGAGATACTCACCGCCTTTGTGGTCGCTCTCAATTGGCGTAATTGAGATATATGGTATAGACTTACCATCATTACCAATTTTCATTTTAGAGATAAACCCGGAGCCAGCTTTTTCCTCTCCTGACAAAAACTCGTTGAGTTTTTTGAAGAAATTAGCGCGAGAAACTTTCTTTTTAGCGTCCGTATCGGCATTGTCTTCTTTGTACCAGTCTATCCAAAATTCATTCGATATTTGAACGTGATACTTAAGCGCCATCATGTTCTTTAACAGCGCTTTTTTGAATTTGGGAATAGCAACCGCAAAATCGTACCATCCAGATTCGATAATACACCACCACCAAGGTTTTTGATAATAAAAGCGCCCAGGAGTTGGAATATTGATTGGGCATGCCCATTTGGGCTCTTTTACATCAACCGTTTTACCATCGTTGTTGGGAATACGGCCAGCACGCATTTTGATATCGTAAACGGGTGATTCATCGTCGAGTAAGGGAATGATAGAAAAATCGTCATCGTTTTCGTGATTAACCCAGCCAGTTGAGTAGCCAAGCCAATCGATGTTGCCGGTTTTCTTGTTGATCTTAGACAGTCGACTGTATGAGGCCTCGAGGTGACGCATACGCACGATTTTAGTACGTTCGCGATTAGGAATCAGCTCCGCCCAGGCATTATAGAACACATTCATATCGCCTGACGCATTATAGAGCCAACGATCAATATTGTTGTGCTCGAGGAATTCATTGACTTCAGCATTATCGAGCACAGGCTTAATGACTATTTTACCTGTTTTAGCATCAATGGTTTTCGTAACAGGCATTATACCACTACCATACGTCATGAGTATGTTGAAGTTGACGTTTGGTGCAACGTATGCATTCTTATACACACGGTCGAGTATGCGGGTAGGCAGATCGTTATTCTCTCCCCAATAAACAAAATCAATATCTTTCTTATCAACCTTCTTATTGACAACACGAACGTTAGAACTGTCAACAGTTATGTTAGTATCATCAGATAGAGTAACGATAGCATTACTACCTTCGAGGAAGGCAGAAGATACGAAGTCAAATATCTGACCTTTAGTAGTATTAGTGATAGTTGCCTTACTCATTGATATATCTTTATGTCATTGATACTGAATACTAATATGCGTCTGATAGTACGAACCGAACCGCTAGTCAAGTACTTAATGTTCATTGTATTACCATTACTAAACCATGAAGTACATACAACATTGGTAGCATGTACAAGAACACCATTCATCTTTCTGTATGTAATAGAAAAAGGAATAGGAATGCCCTTACTATCCTTATTATCAATAAGAATATGAAGTCTTGATGCGTGTATCATTTTAGCCATTCATCCATGTTTTTAGCAAACATAGAAACCTGCGGATGGCAAAAAAAGGACACATATTTATAGTACCTTTGTAGAGCCTTCAGCTGAAGGTATGATTAAGGATAAGCCGTGTGGAATTAAGGAGCCGCACGGCTTTTTTATTTGTATGTAACTGATATACAACAGCATATAAGGGTAAATAAAAACCTGCGGTCGCAAGTTTTTGGGAGCGCGGCGCGGGGTCAAAAGACGAACAAATGCAAAAAAGCCTTAGTTTTTTTAGCTTAACACATTGATTATCAAAACAAGAATTTAAAATAAAATGCAAACGCCTGCGAAAGCATAAAAAAGCCCTGGATAAATAGATATCCAGGGCTTTTTTGCTTTAAGCAGCAAAACCGACTCCGCCACTACAAGTCATTGGCTCAGTATAATAAAAGTTTGTACCGATGAATAATGTATCAAAAGCATCGGTAATGTGAGTTTTGAGTTCGTCCGGATTGTCGGGTGAATCCTCGGTGCGCTCTGGTGATTTATCTTTCTCGAATCCGTTTCGACCTTGACGCACTCCGGTTTGCTCCATTGCAATTTTCAGATATTCATTGTTCATTAAATTGAATTGCGGAAACAAATACTCCGGATTGCCTTTCAATGCTTTATCAATATACATGTGTTTAAGGTCATGTTTATAGGCTTGACCGATATAAACCGTTGTAACATTGAACTTGTGTTTTTCTAACTCCTTGATAATTATATCGGCATAGCTTTCGTCGCTGATTGCATTAGTCCAAACAAATGTGTGATCGTAGTAAAAAACCACTTCGCGTTTCATCCATGCGCCATAGTAGTCGCAGAATTTCTCTACCAGTTCAGGTAGTTTGTCGGGTGTTTTAACAAAAAAGCTATTAATAACCTTAAGCGTATTTAGGCTTTTGTCTACCTGTCCAACCACAAGCGAGTTAATGGCCGAGTTGGCATCAAAAGCAATATGTAACGGCTTATTAAAATCGAAATCGCCATCTTTTGCACAGCCTACTTTTGCCGCTTTTTTGAAATCGTATCCAATTTCGGAAAACGCCCCATTGTCTCGAGCAATATAAAAATGAGCATTGTCATCCAAGGCAGAATAAAATCCGTTGGCAATTTTCCGGAGCCGCTCATTTAGGATAGCTGTCCGAAATATCAACGGCGGTAAATCGCGTTTCATTTGCGAAATAAATTCTTCGCCAACAATTTCGTAATTGTCAAAAATATCATACTCAGCATAATGCACTGTGTATTCGAATGGCGTATCGCCTTCTTTAGCATTTTTGCGCGGTTGCCATTTTCTATACCAAGCCAGTTCCTGACTCAGCTCTTTTATTTTTCGCTCTACATACTCTGTTTTTTCGGGCATATCCTTATACATCATAAGTTCGCGGTAGGTATCGCGAATCATAACAATGTGATCGGACTGCATTTCTTTGTCTTTATCGAGGATCCAATATCCCATTTTGGAGGTTGGCATGTCGGTAGAATACAGAACTGCATGATGCCAAGGGCATTCGTCGAAATACTGACGGTTGCCTCGATTGGCTGGATTTACTTCGCTCTTTATTTTGTTATAATCTAGGTACTTTGCCTCTGGTCCGATTATCCAATCGAGCGACATACTATTAGCCGACATCGAACCGTCGAACGAAAGTATGTGCATGATTGTACCGTTAAAAAAATGGATCACATGATCCCACGACATTGGCGTGATAAACGGCAATCTAAAATTGCGATTTAACGGGGCTTTTCGGCCTACAAAATAATGCACGTCCTTAATATAGCCCCAGCGGCTTAAAGCGTGACAAATGGCCGGCAGTGTGTTTTGTAGCGCCTTAGTGTAAGTAGGCGATATAAATGCACCACAACTGCGAGGCATTGCCCACACCATTTGCAAAATGAATCGTGCATCAATGCCTTCGGACTTACCCGTTCCACGCGAGCAAACAAAAAAACTATCGTGAGCCGAAATGGCCATCGCGTCGCGTTGCGCTTTGTTGAAAAATTTCGGAATAGTTTGTTTCATTGCTCCGGTTTTACATCGGTTGTAAAGTGCCTCTTATAGAACTCTCTACGCGCACTACGTTTCTTTTCAATGTCTGGATCGGCTTTCAAATTCACGAGGGTAACATCGTCTGAAGGCTCAAAAGAAGGAGGAATAAAATCGTCCGGATCGATAATTTCTTCTTCGGGTTTATCGAGTCGGTAAGCCTTAACCAGTACTGCTGCATTTTTGGCAATGGCATCAGCATCGTCAGCCTCTGTGGCTATCTGAATACCTTTCTTGCAAGCTTCGGTTACAGTATGCAATATAAAATTGCGGGCTGGCACTTGCACATTGCCTATCAATCTTTTACATGCAGACAGATCGACATACGCCTGCCGTTGCGATACGGCAACGAAAGCACCCATGCATCCGGTCTGGAGCATGGCTATAAAATCTTTGTCGGGTAAAAGAGGTTCATCGAGCATTCGGCTTATAACAGCTCGATACCTTACAAGTATTTGGCGTTCGTGAGGAGTAAGCGTACTTTCTAATTCGCTCATGCCTGTAAACAAGCACAGTTCGAATTTCTCTAACGCTGATTGTTCTTTTTTGGGCATGGCGGAAAATAAAAAAAGCGGGAGTTTGCAGCCCGCTTTTTGGTTAAACTATTTTTTGTAACTCAGCGAGTTCATCTTGATAGGCTTTTAACT